TATTGTGTGGATAATTGATTCCGCATCGTCTAATGAGGTAGCCGTATACGGAACAATTAAATCCTCGGCAGGTATAAATTTACTTACCGCTCTTCCCAATAAATCATCATAATAAACTTTTTTAAATGTAGAACCTGCAAGTGGTAGATGAAATAACATTTGATCAAACTCTGGTTCATACTCTTCCATCTTCTCCATCAATTCATAATTCATGTAATCCTTAACACGTTGTGATTGCGCTTCTTTTGCAGGATCAGGTTTACCAACTAACTGAGTTCTAACCGGTCCTTCTGCTGGTAATAATTCTTTGTAAGCTCCAGCTTGAAACTGTGTAACAGCTTCCGCAAGAACTGGGTGAGTTGCACCACTAGCTCCTTGAAATGGCTCTGTTCTGTTTTCGTATTTAAATCCTAAAAGATCTAAACCTTGTATGTAAGATTGTTCCCAATCTTTTCTTGATGTTTTGTATTCTTTGTAATTGCCAACTAGTTCTAAACCAATTGGTTTTAAAACATCTTCTGGTAATAATTCTGCTAAATTATCAAAGTGTCCTGGTTGACCTTCTATGTTTACTTTACTTGGATCAAAGTTTACTTCAACGCTTCCATCTTCATTAGGTGTGACCTCGACTCCAGGATCTTGGGCCTCTACGGCTTTTTCCTGTTCAATTTCTATTTCTTCTTGAGGATCAACCTCGATTGATGTTTTTACGTTTGGTAACGACTTGTCTATATCTGCCATTTATATTCTCCGGGTTTGTTATCTTAACTTGTTTTAAGGGAACATTCAACCCCTGTGGATTGGGTCCTCTTTTAGGCGGCACTGTTCTAGTTAACTTTTTCATTTTTAATAAATTCTAATAATTTTTCTACATCAAGATCTTCAACTTCTTTCATTTTACCATCTACATCAGGAAAAAGACTTCCTTGTTCATATTCATCAGGTGGTGTGCCTTGTGTAGTTTCATCACCTCGTCCTGGTTTATATTCCATAACATCTTGTGATGCAATTCCCTCTTCTACATCATCTGCAGATCTAATTACACCAGTATTAGTTTTTTCTATTCTAATTTCTCCTGTAGCAAGATCTTCATATAAGTCGTAACCTTTATATGAATATACATTTTCTAAATTTTTAGTAGCGTTTTTTTTAGTAACATCAAGACCTTTCTTTTTAATTATCTCAACTAGATCAAAAAAGTATGGTGGCACGCCACCAGGAGCTACAGCTGCTTTTTCTGCAACCTTTGCAGTCTGTGCTACCTCATCTCCAAAACCTAACATCTTTGCTAAAACCACTGTCGCACCTGCACCTGTTGCTTGTAAAAACTCTCGTCTGTTCATACCTTGTGTTTCTAAAACTTCGTCAATCTCTTTTACCAATATCTCTTTAGTAACATTATCTACAGGTAGGTTTCTTGATTTTGCATATGCTCTTAATAATTTAAGGCCCGGAAATATTGGAGCAGTGACCTCGGCTCCAAGACCTATCGTGTCTGCAAAAACTTTTGGACCAGCAGTTGAACCTCGATCTATTTGTTTCTGTTCTTCTTTTTCAATTAAATTAGCAAGACCAACTTTTTTCTCTAATGATGTTGGAGTTATGTTTTCTAAAAACTCTGAAAATATTCCTGTGCCTTTAATATTAGATGGGATTACATCTGTGTAATCTTGCACATAGTTATTACCAGTTTTTTTAATTTTAAATGCAGGTTTTTGTATAAGATCTGAAACCAATTTTCCTGTTGCAGGTAATACTCTTGCACCAAATTCGCCAATACGAAGACCCGATCTAGCTAACACATCTGCATAGTATGGATAGTTTCTTGGATCGATAATGTCGTTAAATACTTCTATTGGATTTTTTGTTTCTTTGTATGTTGATAGTTGTGGAAGTTCCGCATCTTCGTTTGTTAAAAAATATTCTAGTTGTGTTGCAAAATCTACATCGGCTCCTGCTGCACCACCATTGCCAAAGTTAGTTCTTGGTAGTGGAGTAATTTCTACACCACCTCCTCTATTAAGTTTTGCACGGCCACCTTTTGCTGCTTGAAAAGGATCTATATCTGGTTGATCACCAGCGCCACCTTTTGCATCTTCTACCAATCCTTGTAAAAAATCTTCTGCTTTTTGTCCACGTTCAATTCCTTTTTGTAAAGCTGCTTCTGGATCTTGCATGTCTTGTGCAATAGCTAAAGGTATATTTACAGCCTTTCCTATGTATGGATCTTTAATTAAATAAGATCCTGCACTAGCTGCAGACTCTAGTAGTGGCATACCTGCACCCATACTTAAAATAAAATCTGCTGGAGCTAAAGCTATTGCGCCACCAGGGATTCTGCTAGTAAACATTCTTGATGTATCTAATTTATTTTTTAAAGATGTAAAAAGATTTTTTATAGGTGTACCTTCTTTAGCACCAAAACCTTTATCACCAGCATCTCTAGCAACACTTGTCTCATTAATTACTTGTCTAAAATTTCTTAATTCTTCGTCACTAAGATTTGCAACTTTTTTATCTAATATTGTTTTATCTATATTAGCTAATGTCCATTTTTGGTAATCTCCACCAATAGTTCCAATCTGACGAACATTTAATAATTTGCCTACATCATCCGTAACAAAATCAATTTTTTTCCAGTTTAATAATCCTTCATGGCTTGGATATTTTTTGTAATGATTTTTAATTACCTCTTCAGCTTTGTTGTTTATATTAGCTAATTTTTTATCTAACCCTTTTGGAAATGCAGTATCTATTTTAACTTGATCTAAAAGTTTTCCTCTTTCTAAAACTAATTTTTTCATCTGCTTGTTTGCATATGCTATCTTACCATTTATTGATTTTGGAATTATGGTAAACTCTCCAGCCCTAGCTCCTATCTGATCTCCTAAAGGAAACATGTGGTGAACTGGATTATCAACAGTACCACTAATTCTTCTACCACCTTGTGATATTTTTTCTCCTCTGTCTCTTTCAAGTTTTTTAGCTTCTTTTTGTTCTAAGGTTAATTCTTGAAAATCTACATCTAAAAATTTTTTATAGTCATTAACAATTGTTCTAGTAGACTCTGGTTTATACCCTGCAGGTTTTAAAAACTTTTCATATATTTGTTGATTATTTAATACACCTGCTGCCTCAGCTGCAGCCGATGTTTTAGGAAAAGAATATCTTTTAGTTAGTTCAGCTTCAAACTCATTCTGTATATTTTTATCTGCAAAAATAACTTTCTTTTTAAAAGTTTCTGCTGGTTTATTATTTTTTATAAGTTTATTTCTTACATCTTCTTCTGTTACTTCTTTACCACCTGTTTCCATTATGGTTTTATCTCTATCAGCTCTACCAAATTTTCTAGCCTCAGACTCGGTCGGCATACGCTTATTTTGTTTTACAAAATCTTCATAATCTATAAGTCGTCTTTTTAAATTACCTAGATCTGTAGAACCTAAATCAGAAAAATTTTTTCCATATTTATCTTGAGAAATTTTATCTAATACTTCTATACCAAAGTTATCTATGTAAGGTTGTAAACCTTTTAATTTTTGTGCTTCATTTGCAGCTTTAGCTGCAGCAGCTAGATTAGGATTAAAATTTTGTAAAGGGTTATCTGCAAAATTAACCCTACCCCCATCCATTAATCCAAGTTTGTTACCAAGACTTTTGTCTTCGTCATCAATCAACGTGTTGTTTATCGGATCAAATACGTAAGCCATTATACCTCTCGTTCCTTACTTGAAAAAAAACCTAATATATCTCCACTTTTAAATTTTGTAGCATCATAGGGAACAATACCTTCATTAGCTTTATCAAATAATTCTAATAAACCTTCTCGATCTATTCCTTCATCACCTGGACCTTCAAAAAAAAGTTTTTTACCATCATCTGTTTCAAAGTATTCTTTAAAAATACTGTCATAACCTTTTTTTTCATCATATGTTCCATAAACATCTTTTTTTGTTATAGATTCTAAAAATTTTTCATATTCTGTTCTAGTATCTTCATCAAAATATAATTTCATGTCTTCTTTTATTGCATCCATGTTATCTCTAATAATTTTATCATTATAGTATTCTTGATGAGGAGTTAGACTTCTTATTCCTCTTTGTTTTGGACCTGGTGTTCCTTGATTAAAACCAACACGTCCACCTTTTGCGTTTGGTTCTTTATCTGTAACATCAAAATCAGAAAGTTCAATCTGTTGTTTAAAATCTTTATTAATATAGTCTTGCAATACTTTTTGTTGTTCGTCTGAAGAAAGTGCAAGTATTTTTTCTAACTCTTCGTCACTAACATTAAAATCTTTTTGAAATTTTTCTTTGTTTAATTTGAATTTTTTTGTAGGTTGTAGTGTTGCAAAATCTAAAGTGTCATCATCGTAGACAGTTATTTTTTGATTATCAGGCAAGTCTCCACTTAATTCTCTAAATACATTTTCGTTTTTAGCAAGATCTGGGTTAGCTTCTAATTCTTTTATAAAGTTTGGAAAATTTTTTTGAACGTATTCATCATCTGGATTTTCTTTAATTGTATTTTTTAATCGTTGAATTAAATATTCTGCTTTAGTAAACCTACCTTTACCTGCTTTAACACCCTCTTGTGTGCCACCCATTATTGGTTCATTAGGATCTAAAACATTTCCTTCCATATCTCGAACATTACTCGGTTTTTTGCCATCCTCAATAATACCTTTTTCTAATTTATTTTTTTCAGCTGAGATTCGTCTTAAGACTCCAAGGTTATAGAAAATATTATCCTTCTGTGCTTGTGTTAATCTAATATCAGGGTTTTCTTTTAAAAATTCTACGGTCTTATTAAACTCATCTGTAAGACTTTGTTCATAGTCAGATATAAGTGTAAATCTTTTATCCCTACCTACATTACCAATAGAAAATGGTTCAAATCTACTAGCATCTGTTAATCTAGAGTTTACAATCATAAGACTGCCTTGTTGTTCTTTGGATAATGCCTTACCTAAAAACTCTACACCTTCTGCTGTGTCTGCAATACCACCTTTTGGTTTAGGTTTTTGAGACATTAATTGTTGTAATAATTTTATTATATCGTCCATTAATAGTACACTCTCTTACGTTTTATCTTTTCTTCTTCAACATAATCTTCTGGGTGTTGTAAAAAGCCGCCCTGCCTGAATCGCATGAGAGCTTGTGTAGTTGAGTCGACAAGGTCATCATGATCGCCATACGGAAATGCTGCACACTCCTCAATGACTTCATCCGCAAACTTTTGTTCCGGAGCCCATATCATACCAGATTCAAACAGAGGTGCAACAGAATTGACACGAGCATGCTTGTCGTTTCCTTTAGATGGCGTAAAGTTTGCAACCGGTATATCCATCTTACGAAGTTCATAAGTCAGTGGCAGACCACTAGCTTTAGCTTCAACTATAACAGACTCTGGTTTCCAATAGTCATATTGTTCAAGAGCCAAGCGCCTTAGCTCAGGAAACTCGTACCTGCCTTTGATTGCATCAAGTAGTATGAGATTAGCACCTGAGTCCTCATCAGGATAAAATACTCCCCAAGTAGTAATAGCTGAATAGTCTGCTGTTTCTTTTTTTAAAAATGCGGTGTCGTAAGATTGTATGACATGATAGACGGTCGGTATTTCTTCACCGGTATAAGTTCTCCACCACTCACGTTTTAATATAGCTCCCTCTTCTGCTGTCGGGTTCTGCATCCACTGTGCATTCCATTTACCCGTGGGCAGTGTTGCTTGTACCTTCTCCAACTCATCTAACTTCCAATACTCCGGCCACACAGGCTGAGCTTTCTTTGATCCATGGTCCATGATTGCCGGAAACTCGACCACGTGCCACTGATCAGCTTTAGGTTCCGATTGGTTCTTGACCAACATCCCTGTTAAATCTTTTGTTGTCCAACGTGTCATGACTAACACGATCTTGCCGCCTGGTTGTAAACGTTGTCGTGGTCCTGATGTGTACCATTCGTAAGCAGACTCCATGGCTGTAGGAGATAGTGCATCTTGCTCAGAATGTGGGTCGTCAATGATCAGTAGGTCCGCTCCTCTACCTGTTATCGCACCACCAACACCAGCTGCGAAGTATTCACCGCCCTGTTCTGTCTCCCAACGTCCTGCTGCCTTTGAGTCTTCTTGTAATCTTGTTTGAAAAATTTTTCCGTAGTCTTCTCTATCAATTAAGTTTTTTGCTTTACGACCAAATCTTATTGCGAGCTCTGCCGTGTGCGTTGCTTGAATAATCTTGAGTTTAGGATCACGGCCCACCATCCATGCTGGTAACAAGTAAGATGCAAATTCTGATTTGGTATGCCTTGGAGGCATATTGATTATTAGACGATTTATTTCACCCGTCGCCAATTTATTAAACTTATCTGCAATGTGCCTGTGGTGGGACCCCTCTACAAAATCTGGCCACACACATTTAACAAAAGACAAGAAATCATTCTTAGC